TGGCAGAAGAATGTGGTTCCGGTGCTGGTCGAGAGCCTGGGCAAGCATCCGTATGCGTGGGGGCGTCTGATGCAGGTGAAGGGCAACCTGGAGCTCCAGTCGAAGGAGGAGGGTATCGTCCCGGATTATTTCCTGGAGAACATGGCTGTCCGGTTGCCGTGGAAGATCAACGACTACCAGTCGTATTGGCTTCCTGATTTGCCGTTCCGGGATTTGAACCGCCTGTTGAAGGAACCAACTTCGATTACGCGTGTGTTCGCTGAGTCGGCTGCCCCTCCGGTGAAGGTGCCTTTGGAGATTTGGGCGGGGAAGCAGTTCTTCGCTGACCTGCCGTTCAGCGGCAGGTATCAGCAGGTGCCGCATGTGTATGCTAAGTTCCCTTTCCTGATGCAGGCTTTGGGGTTGGCGGGGAAGGCGAAGAAGGACAAGAAGGGGGAGTATAAGATGCGGGACCGGGATCTTTACATGTTGGATAGTTGGATGCCGTTCCTGGCGAGGTTCCGCAGGATGCTGCCCAATGAGGAGCGGTATTCGCGGCGGGTCGTGTCGACTGTGGTGTCGACGGTGTTCGGTACGCAGGTGCGGGTCAATGATCCGCATGAGAAGCGTAATCAGATGTTGCGGAATGATCGGGCGTTTGATGAGAAGATACGCGACCTGATCGACATTGAGATGAGGGTTCGATGAGGGGGCTGGTTGTGAACCGGTTGGAGTGGGGGGCGCGTGAGCCGGCGAAGCCGTTTCGTGCGTTGCGTCCGGGCCGTGTGAAGGGTGTCGTGTTGCATCACAGTGGTGTGGAGGGTGGTCCGACGGGGATTGCTGCGGTGAAAGTCTTCGAGGCGTACCACATGGATACCCGTAAGTGGGATGGGATTGCCTACAACTGGTTGGTGGATCCGGCTGGTGGGGTGTTCGAGGGGCGTGGTGGTGGTTGGCGTGGTGCTGCTACGAAGGGTTGGAATGCCCGTTCGGAGTCGATCTGTTATACCGGGTGGGGGTATGAGCCGGTGCCGACGGTGGCGTTGAAGGCCATCCAGATGGTCGTTGACGATGCCCAGTTCCGGTATGGGGGTTCGTTGTGGGTGCGGGGGCACCGGGACGTGTCGTCATCGACGTGTCCTGGCGATTGGTTGTATGAGTGGTTGACGAATGGGGGGAAGGCGCACCCTGGTCCGCCTTCCGACATCGACTGGGCGGGGATTACAGCCTATCTGAGGGCCCTGGGGGACCGCGTGGCGGCTTCCCCCCTGTCGAGGCGCCAGCGGAGCCGTGGAGAGGCTGTACGGGTCGCTCAGGGGCATCTGAAACACAGGGGGTACGATCCTGGTCCCGTGGATGGCATCTATGGTAGGCGTACAGCCGCTGCCGTGCAGAAGTTCGAGAAGGCTATGGGTTTCTTGAAGCCGAACGGTGTTCTCGACAGATCCACCTGGACGGCGCTGTTCTTCGTCTAGGGGGACAGCCCACCCATCTAATAGGAGGTACCCACATGCCGAAGGGCAAAGGTTACGGAACATTCGAGAAGACGTTCGGTTCGCAGAACAAGCAGCCGTACGACTCGACATCGAAGGACAACATGCACGCCATGAGCGTGCAGGCGAAGAAGGACGCGGCGTATCTCCGCAAGACCAAGTTGGGGAACGCCGCTCACGGCGGCCGCCCCTTCGGGAAGTAGGACACTATGAGGGATGGTTCAACGCCACGCCCAGCGAAGGCCGCCGAGGTGCTTGTCACCAGCGTGGAGACAGGTGGCGGCATCGGTACTGTCGGCTCACCGTCGAAAGAGGGCGCCCGCAAGGCGCTGCGTGACTGATGCCAGGCAAGAAGCCTCGACGCCCCCGTTACTGACATGCCCCTGAAAAAGGGTTCCAGTCAGGACGTGATCGGTCACAACATCGGTAAGTTGATTACCGAAGGGTACCCACGGGACCAGGCAGCCGCCATCGCCTACGACAAAGCGAAACCGAAAGAGAAGAAATGAGCAACATGCTAGAGAGAGCAGCCTGGACCTTCGTCCAGGGATTCCTGGGAGTATTCCTAATCAGCGACCTGTCGACCGCACGCGGTGCGCTCATAGCCGCCGTCGCCGCCACCCTGTCCGTCATCAAGACCTACGCCGCTGATAGCCTGACCTGATGGACGTGCCCGACCTCGACGCCAAGTGGGGGGACTTCATGGCGTCGAACGGCGGCGAGATCGAGCAGGACATCATACGTTCCTTCCAGGAAAACCGGCACCTTCTCAGCATCGACGACGGCACCCACGCATCCTGGTACGGCAACCAACTCGGCGTACTCCTGGTGTTCCAACGCCCCGAAGCGGAGGCGATGGTCGGCGGCTGGCACGACGCCAACGGCAACGACCTGATCGCCCTGTCACGGGTTCTCGGATGGGTCACCGGGTTCGTCGAGATGCTCGAACAGTGCCTGATGCTCTACGACTCCACAGAGGAATAGGAATACACCCGGACCTGCACTAACGGTGATTCGAGTAGCGCCGCCTGTAGTTTCTGGATGATCCTGTCACGCCTACGAGCCAACGTCGTCTTCGGCACACCCAGGACACGACCGACGAAACGCAGACTCAACTGCACCGTGGTCAACATGAGGAAGATCCACTGTTCTTCCTCGGTGAGGGAATCCAAGGCGTCAGCGAGGATCTCCCGTAGTTCGTTCTGTTCTTCGATGCTTTCCTCGGGTTCAACCCCAGGTTCTGCCCGCATCAAAGCGTCGTAACGGTTCTCAGGGCGGCGTTGCGTCCACGGTCGGACCGCCAATGTTGGGCGGTCCGCCTGCGCCGGCCCCAGGAGGGCATCCATCAGGTGTGGGTCGGCTGTCCATGCTCCCCGCTCCGACCTACTCAATAGACGGTGCGTTCAGAAACTGCTCCCCAATGACCCGCGTGTTCTCCGGGTCGTAATGCGACGGCTCACCCTTTTCCCACGCCTCGTCATAGTCGATCCAGCCCAGGATGTCGACGACGCGGAACTCCGGCGGAACAGGCTGCACGACCCACAGCACCAACCCCATGTCCAACTGGCGTCGGCGTACAGCGGCGTTCGTGCTGGTCCGCACCCGACGCACCTCAATGTTGTGCCCCACGTCAGGCAGGTGCTTGTAGGTCTTGTGGTCTGACTTGTGCCAGACATGCCCCGGCCAATACTGGTTCGTGACCTTCGCCACGGCCAGTTCCCCCACGGATGCGGCAGCCAGGGCGGTGCGGTTGTCCTCCATGCGCTTCTTGTCGTAGGAGGCGGCATCCGCCTTGCCCCAGTTCTCGATGAACCGACGGGCACCGACATGCAACGCATGTTCATATTCCCACGGATCTAGTTCAACCTGGATCATTTCTTCTTTCCAATCAGACGATGAACCTGACGGTCATCGTCGTAGGCGTGACCGTTCAAAGCATCCTCGACAAGTTTCAGGTAGTTGGACACATCTCCCCGCAGCGTGGATGGTTCGAGCTCCATCGGTGTCAGCGTGATCGTCACCCGGTCCTTGGAGAACACGCACGCCAACGACACCGGACCGTCAAACTTTGGCCCTGCGTATGCCTCAGCGATAGCGGCCTCAGCGATGACCGTGCCGTGCGGCGTGTAGGTGCGTCCCTTCCCGAAGCGGGGGCGCCCCTTCGCCTTGGGTCGCCCCTTGACCGTGAACCGGTACGTTTGTGGGTTGGGTGCCATCAGAGTTCTCCTAAGGTTTGGTTCCTGGCATTCGTAACAAGTTCCTCGAGCCGACGGTCACGGTCGGTGCGACCCACAAACTTTCCGACACGTTCGTCTAGTTTCCCTGTCAGGTGCAGCACCGTGTAGTCGCTGTAGTTCTGCCGGAACAGGGAGCAGGCAAAAGCGTACAGTGCGTTGGATCGGTCTTCCCGGATGTCACCCTCCCATATCCTGCGGGCGATGTACCCGAAGTTGTCGTCGTCGCGGATGCGGACCTGCTCAACCTTCGCTATCGGCTTTAGGTGCCGCTCCTGGTACAGGGCGTGAACGGCCCGGATGGCGTGACTACTAGCCCTCGACTCCCATGCAGCCTCCACGAAGTCGTCAAGCGGGTACACCACGTTGTGCGTGTTGACCATGACCTGCCGGCCAGGGTTCCCCATGTTCGGATAGGGCAGCAGCAGACAGTTCCCGAACCCCTTCCCCTCCAGGACGGTTTGCTTCGGGTACACCTCCTTGGTGGGTACGTCCACCAGCCGGCACGCACCCAGCATCGCCTCCCGTCCCATCTCCGCTGTCAACGGCTGCCGCAGGTACACCCACACATGGAAGCCCTTCGACCTGGACCGCTCGATCCAACTCTGGATGCCGAACCGGTCCAACAGCCGTTGCAGGTTGCAGGCGTGGACAAAGTCGGGTTCCCCCTCGTCGAGGTCGACAGCCAACCAGTTCACATACCACTCGGCGGTACGCTGGTAGTCCTTCCTAAAGAGGGGGTACACACCGATGGGTGGCTCCCCCTCCAGGTGCCCCTGCACGGCGTCCACATACGGTTCACCCTCAGCCGAATACGCCTCACCCTGTTCGTTGACCAGAGGGCGGATACCGTCGTAGTTGATGGCTATACGGCCACCCTGGTGCAGCCGGGCAAAGGTGTCGACTACGTCAACCATCGGTCATCCGAAGGGATGTCAGATTCGTAGTATTCGCGGACAAGGCCACAGTGCGGATCCATGTAATAGTCGATAGCGGGATTAGTCGTATGGCATGGAGGCCGCTTGTTCTTGCACAGGTCCAACGAGATGGACACCGAATGGATGCGACGCTGATAGTCGTCCAGTTTCGCAAGGTCACGCTTGCGAAACACATTCAACTGGAGGATGGCGTACTCGTCAGCGTTGTATTTACCATCGTCCATCCCCCTCGACATTCCCCGTGTCGAGCTCTTACCGGACTGGTGGACGAGGGCAACGGGAAGGTTCTCCGTTTCAGCCCACTCCTTGACTCCCTTCAACACCGCTGACACACCCTCGTAGCCGGATGCTGCCGGCAACTGCTCGAGGAAGTCGATCATCACGAACCGTGGACGGATCTGCCAGAAGTCCTCGCACTCGGCCAGGGCAATACTCATCTGGTCGAACGGCATGGCAGCCGGGAAGATTTGCACCCGGTCCAGCGTGGCCTTGGCATCCTCGATGTGTTGCAGGTGCGTCGGGTCGGATGCCTGCAACCCTTCCTCCACGTCGGCCAGGTTCTGGAGGTACAGCAGGGCGTACAGTTTGCTGATGACCAGAGTCTCCGGCTCATCCGGTGTGAAGATCACAGCGCGGAAGTCTGGATCAGCGTTGAGGTTCGTCGCTATGGCCGACAGCAACACGGCGGACTTGCCGCTGTGGGCACGGCCCGTGACCACCAGAACGTCCGACGGCCACACGCCACGCATCTTGGTGTCGATGTCTCCCAACCCCAGGAAGAACCTGTCGTGGCTCCCCGCTGCGTATTCCACCCACTTGTCTACCGCCTTGTGGCTGGGTTGGAAGTAACGGTAGTTGCGGACAGCGGGCTGAACATCGGCACCCTCCAATCGGGCGTCGATGTCAGCCTCACTGAGCGCAACAGGTGCGCCTTCGATCACTTACCGTAGGCGTACTGCTGGAGTTCGGACCGCCTCGACTCCCACGGGAAGTCCACGGCGTCGGCCTGGGTCTGACCAGCGGCCTGATCCCACACCTTCAACGGGACGTTGCTGTCACCGTCGTTGACCCACAGGCCCACGTTGTTCGTCACGTTGAACCCCATGTGCATGAACGCCTCCTTCATCACGGAGAAGTTCGGGAAGTTCCTGCCACTCTTAGCAAGAGCAGTGGAACCATCGGCGTGTTCCTTTACCTCGAACACCTTGATGGTGCCGCCGTTACCGTCGGACCATTCATTCGGCTGGAACGCCAGCAGGTTCCACGCTGCCTGCTTCTCGT